CCCAGATAGTCTACAGAGCAATTTTGTAGTGTTTTGTTCACTAGCATACTTCAGTCTGCATGCAAGAGACTTGTCTCACTCAGACAACAGAGGGGAGTTCATCCTACTCCCTACGAGGAATCGCACTCAGGGTGTACGATCAGGACCCTCCAAATTTATAGTCTTTGGAAGACTACGCCCACCACCGTAGCACATAACTTATGTGCTAAGGATGGTGGGACGCGCCCCAAGAAACGCTGTCGGGCTTGCAGGAACAGTTTAACGACATGTGCCAGGTCGAATTGACGAACTTACCCGAATTCCGCCTTGAAGGCGTCAACGCGGGCGATAAGATCCTCTTTACCGGGGTGGTGGCGGATGTCACGTATGAATTGTAACCTATACGTTTCATACAATGGGTCGGAGACGTTCTTATGGAGAAACCGGAAAAGGGTTTTAGCCCAAGATTCCGGTTCCCCATGGGGGCGCCCCTCCCAATGTGTGGAACAGAAGGAGAACTCATTAGGTGGTTTGACATCGACTCCCTTAACGGTGAAACCAAGTTGGATGTAAACATCCATCATACCTTCTAAATATCTCTCAAGCGCGTCATCACCCATTTGGCAACCTTCTGCTTCGCATTCTTCATCAACCCCTAAAAGAAGTTGGACGATAATGCTAAGCATAAGCCGCATATGGGAGTTAGTGGATGAGGTGAGGTATGACCCAGATGGCAGGATGCAAGCAATAAGTTGCTCGAACATCTTACCAGAAGGGAGTTGGAAAACCTTGAGGGCCATGCACTGGAAGCGCGCCTTGGCTAAAAGAAACCAGGGTTTGCTACCAGCACAAAATCGTGATCGGTACATAAGATCCAGCAATAATAGCCAGAGTGGAACGGACCAATCCCAGCCAGAAACATCGGTAGAACAAAGCTTGTACTCGGCTTGACGAGCAATAAACCAAGAGTATAAAGCCTCTTGGCCTTGGTCGTGCAAACCCATACCAGGTTTGTAGGGGATATATTCATTCAACTCTATTTCAAGCTTATTCAACTTGGAAAATAAGAGCCGTTCAATCAAATTATCAACCAGAGAAACACCAGAGATAATCCTAAATCGACCTTTATCAAGTTTCTCCCGTTTATGGGGTTCATCCTTGATGAAAGTGTAGATGGGATCACAAACTAGTGCTTTAACTAGTTGAGAGCCGGTTGTGGAAGTAAAGTCGAAGTTCAACATTTTGTTCAAACGATCGAGTACCAAGAGAATCAAAGACCTACGATCTTCGCACCAAGTAGATTTCTTAGAACCATAATAGTTCAGAGGAATTCCTGGAGTGGAGTCGGGGTCAGAGTCGTCGATACAATCGTCGATAGACAAAACGAGGTCAGGCAATAAACGAAATTCAGAAACACCTTCAAGTAACAGACGTGTGGATAGAAGAATATCAGATTGAAATTCCTCTACTGTTTTCGGTCCATCAGACCCTGCAAAACATCCAGGGAGGCCGAGCGAAGAAGTTCCTCCGGGTAACGCTTCTTCAAGTCCGTCCTTAAAGCGTCTCTGTAAGCCCTTTTCGAGCTCGTGGACAGCTTTGTCAACGGATCGTTGTAGAATTTCGTCACTCGGTTGTAGTCGCTCAACTTTGTGAATGCTTCCGTGGTAAGCCAAGGAGGTAATAAGTCCTTTCTCACTACGTTGGGGCCAGTCGAGGTGTGCTGTTTCGGGGAAATGGTCGTGGATGAAGTCAACGGGACGAGGTTTGGTGACTGTAAACGTGGCATTTCCAGTCCCGCAATATCGCAGAATCCCGTTGGTGGTCTCTGTGATCCATTCATGGTCAACTCCTTCGCGGTAGTTTCCAAGATCATAGAGCTCTTTCGCCGTCCGAGGGCGCTCACGCCTGGACACTGGCGAAAATCCGTTTCATCAACGCGAGCATTTTCCTTGCCATAGTAGTCGTCGTCAAATGGCGGAACAGAAAAGTCCATTTCTTCATCATCGAAAATATCAATTTTATCCCAAGGGAGAACTGATATTTTGCCAATACTAATAGAACCAATGGCAAATTCAGAATCTCTAAATTTGACACGGTCCTTGTTTCGTACAGCCTTCGAATTAATGTTGAAACTGGTTTCTGTCCAGACATTGTCGTCGTACTCTTCGAACGATTCCTTCACGGATTGCTTGGTATGTCTTAGAAGCCGAGCGATGAGGTCAGAGATAGCCGTAGCTTCATTGACGACAGTATTCGTCTCCTTGTCAATCCTAGAACCCGTGTGAAGTCCAACAACCTCACCATCCTTGTTAAAGATGGGGGCGCCAGACCAACCAGCGGCCGTTGAAGCATAATGGTCGAAACCAAATGCTCTTTCAACGACTTTTGTCGCACCAAAACTCTCGTACCAAACATCACTGTCGGCAGTGCCCTTAACACGAATGTTACCATTACGCGAATAAGGAGCAGCATTGAGAGCTCTGCCCCACTGGTTAATAACGTAATTGTCCTCGAAGAGAACAAAATCCGAAATGTCGCCTGTTGCAATTGGTTCTTGGCTAAAGTGATAACCTCGATTTCCAAAACAAAGACGAGTACTGTCTCCAAACTTGTCATAGACATGTTTGGCAGTGACCAAAAAGATGCGACCTCGAACAGCCAGCCTGAAAGCGCAACCGATGAACTTGCCATTGACTGTAAAGTAGAAAATACCCTTGGGTATACTCTTCAAAATAGTCATAGGCGATCCATCGACTGCGGCTTCTTTGCCGACTCGTGGTCGCATCGAAAAAAGCCCAAAGATCATTTATTCCAATC